AAAGAGGAGCCGCCTGTTCCGCCCATACTGCCGGCCACAGAACCCACCGTCCCGGCTGTGTCAAAGGCAAAGTTTGACGGGACTGAGGACTGCATATCCGCCGCCAGGCCATTCATCACGCCCAGGATGCCGTTGTTCAAATCCTCTGCGGCGCTGACCGCTTCACCGGCGCTGTCCTCAATACCGCCGGCAAGGCCCCTGCCCAGCATCTCGCCCACCCAGGCCATCTCCTTCGAGGGCGAGTTGATGCCAAAGAAGCTGCAGATCCCGTCCCAGATGCCGGAAATCCAGCCGGAAACTTTGTCCCAGATCCATCCGGCAAGGCTCTGGATACCCTGCCACAGCCCCTGCACGATGTTCTTGCCGATGTTGACAATCTGGCCCATAGACGAGGTAAAGGCATTCACAATCCCCGCAATGATCTGCGGCACCGCCTTTACGATCTCCACAATGATGGTAGGTAGGTTCTGGATCAGCGAAACAAATAGCTGCACACCTGCCTGGATGATCTGGGGAATGCTGTTTAAGATGGCGTTTACCAGCGAGGAAATAATCTGCGGGATTGCCGCCACAATGGTGGTAATGATGGTCGGCAGGTTCTGAATCAGGGAAATCAGCAGGTTCACGCCCGCGTCAATGATCTGGGGGATGCTGCCGAGGATGGCGGTCACCAGCCCGTCAATGATCTGCGGAATCGCCGCTACAATGGCCGTGATGATCTCCGGCAGTGCGGAGACCAGCGAGGTCAATAACTGTATCCCGGCATTGATGATCTGTGGGATTGCTCCGACAATGAACTCCACAATCGCCGTAATGATGGCGGGCAGGGCCGCGATCAGGACCGGGATGGCGTTCAGCAGCCCCTGGGCCAGCCCCATAATAAGCTGCAGCGCCGCGTCCAGAATCATCGGCAGGTTTTGGGTCAATGTCTGTACGATCTGGGTAACCACAAGGACAATCTGCGGAATCAGAGTGGGAACCGCCGCCGCGATGCCCTGGGCCAGCGTGACGATGATCTGCGTCGCGCCTTCCATCACAGCCGGAAGGCTCTGGATGATGCCGGAAAGCAGCGAGGTCAGCATCTGCATCCCGGTGTTTACAAACTGCGGCAGCATGGAAACCGCCGTGTTCACCAGCCCCGTAATGGCCCCGGCAAAGGCTTCATCCGCCCCGTCCACGCCGTTGACCATGTCGGTAAAGGCGGAGATGACTTCCGAAATTGCCGGGAGGAACTCTGCCCGGAGGCTGTTCTTCACATTGGAGATGGTTTCCCCAAGCCCCGCCAGGGTCTCGTCAAGCTGCGCCTGTCCTTCTCTGGAAGCCACCAGCGCCTCATTGTTGCGGTAAAACGCGCCGCTCGCCTCATCATAGGCTTCGGAGAGGGTCTCCATGATCAGGCGGTTTCTCTCGCTTTCACTGGAACAGGCAGCCAGCTTCTCGTTGAAGGCATCCTCGCTGATGCCCACCCAGTTTAGGGCGTCCGCCAGGGAGCCCGTGACCTGTCCCACCTTGGCGGTTTCGTTGGCGGACTCGATCATGCCCTCGATGGGGAGGGCATCGCCAAAGGTGCCGTAAACGCCTGCGGCAATGTTTGTCCACTTGGTAATGTCCTGCTCGTTCTGGGCAAGCTGCGCCAGGAGCTGGGACGCTTCTGTGGCCGTGTCCGTATCGCCCAGGATTTTATAGAACTCCGTGTAGGATTTCTGTGCCGCGTCCCCGCTGTATCCCGCCGCTTCAAAGGCAGTGGTCAGCTTACCCTGGGCTACCCGGTATTCCTCAGTGGCTTCGTCCAGGTTCCAGATGGCGCTGCCAAGTTCCTGGATGCCGCTTAACGCCGCCTGGATGCCGGAGGAGATGAGATTGCCCATCGCCACCGTAGCGACCGAAAGGCCGGAGCCTAATTTATCTGCCCCGCTGGATGCGTCCTCCAGCGAATCGCCGAAATCCTCCGCCACATCCCCGGCATCCTTCATCCGCTCCCGGTTCTCCCGCAGTTCCCCGGAAAGCTGGGAAATACGCCCCTCCAGTTCCTTTGCCTCGCTGGAGCCTTTCCCGTACTCCAGAACCGCATTGGAATAGGCGCGTTTCATCCCGGCCAGTTCCTCTTCCTGACGGGAAATCTCCTGGGAGAGCCGTTCTGTGGCGTCCGCCGCCTCCGTCTCTTGCCGGGAGAGGGACTCAATGGCCCGCTCATTGGCGGAAAGTTCCCGTTCCATGCCGTTTAGGGCGGCTTCGGCGTTGTTAAGCTGGATCTGCCAGTTCTGCGTCCGGCGGTCGTTCTCCCCAAAGGACTCGGAGGCGTTCTGGAGGGCAGCCCGCAGCGTTTCGATCTTCTGGCGCTGGGCGTCGATTTCCTTGTTCAGAACAGTATTCCTCGCGGAAAGCGCCTGCACGGACTTATCGTTTTTATCAAACTGCGAGGACACCAGCTTCATCTCGGAGCCAAGCACCTTGAAGGACTGGTTGATCTCGGACAGAGCCTTTTTAAATTCCTTCTCGCCCTCAATGCCAATCTTTAGACCGAAATTATCCGCCACGGACCGCACCTCCTCTCCTTAAATTCCGTAGGGAATCACATCGTCAATGGTCAGCACCTGCTTCGGCTTTGCGATTCCCATAAACTGCTTATGGCATTCCCAGAGATCCATAAGCAAACCAAACGGCATGAGCCACACCTCATCCTGCGAGAGATTCAGATGGGCCATGCCGTAATACAAAAGCCGGGTAAACAACTCCTCGTCACTTACCCGGCCGCCGTGTTTTTTCCCTCCGGCTCACTTTCCACGTTCCGCTTGGTACCCCGGTACATTGCCTCCATGATGGCGTCCTTGTAGTCGGTCAGCTCCATCGGGGAGGTGAGAAGCTCCACCTCATCGGCGGTCAGTTCCGGCTTTTTGTCCTCCGGGTGTTTCAGGTTGTGGACGAGGATGAGCTGGTTGCAGAGAAGGGTAATCAGCCACACGATCTCGTCCAGAGCCATCTCAAAATTTTCCGCTTTCATCAGCTTCTCGCCCAGGTTCTCCAGCCCGCCGTAGCGTCCGGCGATGGCCTTGGTCGCCCTGGTGGTCAGGAGCATTTCGTATTCCTGCCCGCCGATATTGACAGTAGCTGTTCTTTCATCCATATCTCAAAACCTCCTATTACCCTTCGCCGCCTGTGTCAGATGTCTGATCCGCATAGGACGGCTCATAGACCTCATCGTACCAGCCCGTGATAACCGTGGGAGACACACCGGAGTCATCCTCGGACACCTCCGCTTTCCAGGGGTGTTTGCCCTGGCCGTCCACCTTATTGCGGCGGGTCACCGTCCCCTCGATGGAAGGGGTGGAAAACTCGATGCTCTCGCCCTTGGTGGTCAGGTTGGTGGCCGGGATACCAAAAATCACGCGGTACAGCCAGAAATAGCGGTATTTGCCGTTTGCTTTCTTGGCCCGGAAGCCGATGGCAACCGGAGCGCCGCCGTCCTCCGATGCGGAGATCAGGACGCCGTTTTCATCAATCACCGCCCCGGTCAGGTCTTCCGCCACGCTTTTCCCAATATCGTCCACACCCAGCGTCAGCGTCCCGCTCTGGAACTCCTTCACGACCTCCGCCGCGCCATCGTCTGCGTACAGCGTAGCTTCCGCCAGTTCCACGGAAAGCTCGGCGGTCATGGCTTTTGCCAAAGCCACCGGGGCGGCATAGGTCTCATCGCCGTTTTCACCCTCGGTAATCTTCGAGTAGAAAAGTTTATCAAGGCCAATGGTAGCCATAGTTCATTCCTCCAATCCATACAGTTTTGCCACATCAATGGCATAGTGGTGGTAGCCGGTATCGTCCTCATGGCCGATGTACCGCCTGTCCGTAATCACAAAATCAGCGGCAAGGAGCGCATTTGAAAGCTGCCCCTTCCGCATCAGATAGTTCCCTTTGGAGAACAGGGAGAGCCGCGCCTCCTGGGCTTCATACCCCGGCAGGTTATCTGCGTGAAGTTCATAGGTATCCGCCAAAGGCGTGACCACCACATATTCCTCCGGCGGCTCCCCGGAGAACACGCCTGTCTCCACAGGCAGTCCGCAGCCGGTGACCGCAGCCTTGATTTCCGAAAGCAGGCTCAAATCTTCTCCACCTCCTCGTCCAGCTTCGCCTTCATGGCGTTGATACAGGCATTCCGGGAGGAGGAACGGGCTGGTTTTAAGAAGGGTTTTGCGGGCTGGCCGCTTTTGCCGTATTCCAGGATGGTGGCGATCTTGGCGTTGCTGTCGCCGTCCGACCTCGGCTCGGAAAAGCCCACCTTCACATTGAAGTCCCCATTCTTATCCTGCAGGGCGGGAGATGTGCCAAGGGAGCGAAGAAGCTCCCCGGTGCTTCGGGACTCATACTTCGTCCCGCTGCCGATAACCGCCTGCAGGTTGGAACGCACCTTGTCCTCCACAACCTCCGCACCCGCCTCCAGCACCTTCGGGAGAATCTCATCGGTTTTATCCGCCAGCCGGGATACCTTCATCAGGAAATCATCCGGCATCCTCCATGTCGCTTTAGCCATCGTCCTCACAACCTCCATATCGTTCGCTTCCGTGCAAGCACGAAAGCTCATTCATTCCGGTGTTCGTCCTCTCCCCAAAAAGCCATGCGGCTTTCCGGGGACCCCTAACGCACCTCCTGTACCAGTACTTCCAGATACATCCCCCTGCCTTTGACATCCTCCACCGAAGTAATCTCAAAGGTATGCCCGTCACAGAGGATGCGCATATCGGTTGTGACCGTAACGCCGGGTATCACGCGGAATTGAAAAAGGTCGGTGGCAGTGGAAAAGGATGCCATGTTGGCCCATTTCTCACTGCCGTGCCGGCCTTCCCGGTAAGCGCGTACCTCTGCCACGGTCACATCCGTTTCCGTCTTAAAGCCCTCATCATCCTGCGTGAACTGTTTTTCCACAATGGAGATGAAGGTGTTCATCTTTCCAAAGCTCATGTCACACCTTCCTCGTCGTCACAAACTCCATATCGCTCGTTTCCGTTGGGGCACGAAAAGCTCGCTCATTCCGTTGTTCCTCCTCTCCCCAAAAAGCCATACGGCTTTCCGGGGACCCCACTGGTGCTAAACGCACCAGTTTCGGTCGAGCCGAAGCAGAAGGTTGACCGTGTTCCAGACCTGCTGTGCCGCGTTTGTGTTATCAGCAAAGAATCCGCCCGTGGAACCGTCCCTGGACTCATAGAAATGCGATGCCAGCATAATCACCGCCTGTTCAGTGGTGGCCGGCATTGCGTTCTCCGTATAATAGCCCTCCTGGATATGCTGGTAGCTCTCCGCGTAGGAAACAGCGGCGGTGATGTAGCTCTGCAAAAGCGCGTCATCCACCGAATGTTCCAGAATCAGGTTTGCTTTGACTTTTTCCAGCAGAGTGTCCATCACCGCCGCCCCCTTCCTTAACTGGATGCCATCAGGCCCGCTGCCTTCAGCTTGGCCAGCAGGCCGTTGAAATCAGAAACCAGAGTGGAAACATCCTCCGCAACACTGTCTGCCTGGTTTGCCGCCTGGGGAACCTCGGCGGCGGGCAAACCGGTAACAGAAGCCCCCTCCTTGATTTCGAGGGTGCCTCCGATCACCCACTTATCGCCACCCTGCTCCATGTAGTTCTTTCCGTTGTAACTCATCTGTCAGCCCTCCCTTACGATGCTTTCTGTACCAGCACCTTGACAGCCTCCGGCAGGATCATCTTGCCGTCCACGCGCTGGGAAGCGAGGAAGCCCACCTGACCGTTTGCCGCATACAGTTCGTTCAGGCGCTTGAAGGAACGCCCCTGGCGGTCTGCGATCCAGTAGTAGCTGAAGTCGCCAAAAGCGATGGTCTTCGCGCTGGCGGCGATGGCGGGCATATAGGCCGAAGTACGCACAGGACGACCCAGGATGGTATCCGGCGTTCCGGCAGTCAGGGAAGGCTGCCACAGGTACTGGCCGCTGCCATCTTTCAGTTTACGGACTGCCTTGATGGTGGAATCGTTCAGCACCCACACAGCGTTGCGGCGGTAGGGCGATTTCAGGGAGTAGAACAGGTCGATCAGTTCATCGGCGGTAATCGCGGTGGCAGATGCGGCAGTGATGCCGGTCTCTGCGCCGCCGCTGGCTGCCAGGATGCCCAGGGGCTTGCCGGAGCCATCCCCGGTAAAGAAGGCTTCCTCCTCCTTGGCGCCGATACGGCGGGCAAACTCACGGGAGATGTAGCTTTCCAGGTCAAAGACACTGTCGTTTAACAGTTCCTCGGAAACCTTGATCATCGTCCCCAGCTTATACGCCCCGATGGATACCTGGCCGAAGGAATCATCGCTCTCCGTGTAGGCACCTTCCTCATCGATCCAGGATGCGGTACCCTTGGTCGCCACTACCGGGATCTTCCGGTCGCCGCTGGATGTCTGGATCACCCTGGCAAGCTGGCGGAATACATTTTCCTCTTCCAGTGCTTCCACCAGGGTACGCTCGTACTCATCCGGCACCAGGTAGCCGCCCTCGGAATCCGTCCCGATCTGCAGCGCATTCACCACGGTAGGCATCGGAGCCTTGGAACGCATCATGTTCCAGAAGTTCTGGCGGTACTCATCGGTGGCGCGGCCGGTCTTAGTCTCCTCCTTGCCGCTCATGGGCTTACCCGTCAGGGGCTTGTTTACCGGGCGGTTCAGTTCCGCCTCCAGCGCCTCCTGACGTTCCAGGCGGGCGATCTCCTTGCCCAGGTCGGTGATCTCCTGCTCCATACGGGTATAGGCGGCGTCATCCTCGGCGGACAGGACGCCCTTATCGTTTCTGTGGGAATCCAGAAAGGCTTTCGCGGCTTCCCAGGCTTTGGCGCGCTTCTCGCGCAGTTCAAGAATCGTCATAGTGGTATCCTCCTTAATGTTTCAAAAGATTGAGCCGCTCGTAGAGACTGTCTACGGAGCGGCCCTTGGGTTTGGAATCTTCGGTTTTCTTAGGATTGGTCCTGCAGCTGGCCGCGATCTTATCCATCAGGGAGTTGACCACAGCGGCTTTGGAATACAGCATGGACACCGCAGGCGGCTCCATGTCCTCCGGGATCTCCGCCCGTGCCAGGACATCATCGGCAAAGCCAAGCTCCACCGCCTTGTTTGCGTCCATCCAGGTCTCTGCGTCCATCAGATGTGAGAGCTTGGCGCGGGACAGCCCGGTCTTGATTTCATAGGCGTTGATGATGGAATCCTTCACGCTGCCAAGCATCTCGATGGCCTTCTGCATCTCTGCGGTATCGCCCATAGCCACCGTCATGGGATTGTGGATCATCATCATGGACACCGGACTGACCAGTACTTTTGTACCAGCCATAGCAATGACCGAGGCTGCGCTGGCTGCGATGCCATCGATCTTCACGGTCACGTTGTGCGGATAATCCATCAGCATGTTATAGATCTGGGCCGCCGCCACGCAGTCGCCGCCGGGGCTGTTGATCCAGACCGTGATGTCCCCGTCCCCAGCCATCAGTTCCTCCTTGAAAAGCTGGGGCGTGACGTCATCGTCAAACCAGCTTTCCTCAGCGATGGTGCCGTTCAGAAACAGCGTTCTCTCCACTGTTTCCGTCTGATTCTCCTGATTCGTCACCGTCCTGTTCTTCCACTTCCAGAACTTCTTCATCGGGTTTTTCCTCCTTTCCCGTTTGTGTATCTGCAAAAGCCCCCGCATTCCCCAGCGGGAGCATATTGCCGTTGATCAGGTACAGGTCGCCGCCTTCCTCGGCAGGGATGCGGTCCATGTTCTCCAGTTCCCGGATGTCATTGGCGCTCATCCAGCCGTTCTGCCTTGCGGTAGCGTAGCCGGACATCCTGCTGGCATAATCGCCCCGGAGCAGCCCTTCCACGTTGAACTTGGCAAAATACCGCTTCTTTTCCTCCGGGGAAAAAAGCGTCCGCTGGATGGACTGCTCCCAGCGCACCAGCCAGGGCTCCAGCGTGTATTTCACGAACTCCAGAGACTGCTGCTCAATATTAGAAAAGCTCGACTTCTCCAGGTCGCCCACCATGTGGGGCGGCACCCGGAAAATTCGAGCAATCTCATTGATTTGAAATTTTCTGGTTTCCAAAAACTGTGCCTGTTCCGGCGAGATGCCAATCGGCGTATATTTCATTCCTTCCTCTAAGACAGCGATCTTATTAGCATTACCGCTGCCTCCAAAGGTGGACTGCCAGCTTTCCCGGACACGCTGCGGGTCTTTGATGGTACCCGGATGCTCCAGGACACCGCCAGGGGCCGCACCGTTTGCAAAGAACTTCGCCCCGTATTCCTCACAGGCAATCGCCATACCGATGGCGTTCTTTGCCATAGCGATAGGGGAATACCCCACCAGTCCGTCAAAGCCAAGCCCTGGGATATGCAGCACATCGGAAGGATTCAGCCGGACAAGACTGCCTTTGACCGTAGGCGCATCATCCATGCTGACGGTGTATTCGTAATAAAGCTGTCCATTGCTGTCACGATTCACCGTCATCCGGTCCGGCATCAGCGGATAGAGGGCAATCACTTCACCTTTTCCGTTGCGGATAATCTGTGCGTAAGCATTGCCCCACAGCAAAAGATGGGTCATGAGCGTCTCCCGGAACACGAAGGAACTCATCTCCGGGTTTGGTTCGTCATGCAAGAGCAGATACAACGGATGGTTAATGGCTTTCTCCTTGCCTCCGTTCTCCTTATAGTGGTAAAGGTGCAGAGGAAGACCTGCCACTGCTTCCGCCAGGATGCGGACGCAGGAATACACCGCCGTCATCTGCATGGCAGACCGTTCATTCACTCTCTTGCCCGCAGTGCTTCCTCCGAAGAAAAAGCTGTAAGCGCTGCCCGTAGTGCGGTTCTGGGGCTTATCCCTGGAACGGAAAAGCCCGGAAAAGATACCCATATCGAATCACCGTCCTTCCTCAAATAAACAAAAGGCCCCGGCTGTCATAAACCGAAGCACCTGTATCATTGCCACAGCGGATCGCACGGTCAAGCCCCATGATGGTGGCGATTGCACCGTCAATCTTCTCTGTGGATTTTTCTTTGTCCGCCTTGATGTTGCCCGCCGGGTCAGTGCGGATGAAGATGTTGTCCATCATCCACCGCAGCACCGGGTGGCCTCCGTGGGCGATCTTTTCCTCCAGCACCAGCTTCATCAGTTCCTTGGTAGGAGGACTCATATCCTTAAAGCCCTGTCCGAATGGGACTACTGTAAAGCCCATGCCCTCCAGGTTCTGCACCATCTGCACAGCGCCCCATCGATCAAAGGCGATCTCACGGATGTTGAACCGTTCGCCGAGGTTCTCGATAAATCTCTCAATGTAGCCATAGTGGACCACATTGCCCTCGGTGGTCATCAGCACACCCT